GGCCCAAGACTCAGAGGAAGTCTATAATTGTCCTTCAGCGCTGGATGGCGCGATAGATTGTGTTGCTAGTGGTTTGTCATTGTTGCTAATGGTGACGACTGCTTATGCACTCTATGACATGCTTGCACCTTTGCGAGCTCGCATGTCGAACACACCGGAAGAGGAAGTTGTTTTTTCTACAGGGGACCCGTTAGTCCCCCAATCACATGAATGTTGTGGTCAATTTCGTCAGAATATACCTCCACCTCCATCTTTATCTCCAACCCAGAGAGTACCTAGGATTAGAGAGCAATGGTTTTCTCATTTTGTGGTTCCACAGTCACATGAGATTATGACTGTTAATTCCTTAACAACCCAGAATGTCACTTTTCATGATTACTCTCCTGGTGCCACGTATCAGGTCGAGTCGTCGTACGATGAAGTGCACGCCGAAACTATAGAGAATGACTTGGATTTGAATAATTTCTTTTCTCGTCCTGTTCTTGCTGCTTCTCTCAAATGGCAAGTCGGAAATGGCCCAGGCATTTTATTGTCAAATTTTAACCCTTGGTCTATCTATTTCAGGAATTCACGTGTTTCTAACCGCATTTCTAATTTCAAATTATTGCGAGCTAAGTTGCACGTTCGAGTTTTATTAAATGGATCACCTTTGCATTATGGACGAGCTATCATTTACTACACTCCATTGCCAGGTTTTGACGATGTTGGAAGGGCGCAAGGTATTAACCCGCAGCCTATCCAAAATCTTGTCAACAATTCCCAAAAGCCACACCTTTGGCTTAATCCTACTACAAGTCAAGGAGGCGATTTAGAGCTACCATTTTTGTGGCATAACAATGCTTTGGATTTACCGCTTGGTGAGTTTGATCAAATGGGAAATATGGATATTGTTGGTGTCACTCCTTTGCGCCATGCTAATGCTGGCACTACAGACGTTAACATTTCCATTCTGGTTTGGGCATCTGACGTGGTCCTTTCTGGACCTACCACATGCAATGTTGACGGAATTTCACCCCAATCTGACGAATATTCCAATAAGGTGTTTTCAGTTAAAGCTTCAAACGTTGCTTCAGTTATGGATCGATTGTCATCTGCTCCAGTCATCGGTCCATATGCTAGAGCAACTTCTTTAGCTGCTTCTGCTATGTCGGGACTTGCTGCTTTGTTTGGCTTTAGTAAGCCGTTGGAGTTGGAGCGATGTCTTATAGTTCCCAAAACGGTCAACGACATGGCTACTACTGGTGGGAAGGATGACAGTCATAAACTTACTTTGGATCCAAAACAAGAACTCACTATTGACCCCAGAGCATTTGGGTTGGGGTCCAAGGATGAGATGGACATATTGCACGTCGCCCAAACAGAGAGTTACTTGACTTCTTTCACATGGACATCTGGTAATTCATCTCCGGCGGGAACCATTTTGTGGAATTCTATTGTTGACCCAGCGCAGTATGTAATTTATGCTGCTAGTGGATCCAACATACCCAAACTCAATATGACTGCATCAGCTTTTGCTGCGCTTCCTTTTCAGTATTGGCGAGGTTCCATTATTTACCGCTTCCAAGTGGTTTGCAGTGCTCTTCACAAAGGACGACTACGGATAGTGTATGATCCTGAAATTGAGGTTTCTGCTAACGATCCATCTCGGGTGTCGCCGGAATTTAACCTTGGTTATCAAACTGTGGTTGATATTTCTGAAACTCAAGACTTTGAAGTGGTTGTTGGGTGGGGGCAACCTTCATCCTATCGAGAAAATAACCTATACACTGGCATTGGCCCAACGTTTGCTATTACACCTTTGTTCTATAATTCATCAACTAACACTAGTGGTAATGGAGTACTTGGTGTTTATGTGATGAATGAACTAGCAAACCCCAGTGCATCAACAGATGATTGTTATGTTGTTGTATCGATGCGTGCTGGACCTGATTTTGAGGTTGCTTGTCCAACTGGTAGACCCATCAGCCGATTGCGATTTCGAACGATTGACGATGTCAATGCTCCTCAAGCTTTGATGGCACCAATTGAAGAATTGGTTGATGCACCTGTTGATGAAGTTGTTCCACAAGCCAGTGAGTTGCCTGTGTCTGCTGTTCCATCTGGGGAGGCAAACATGGCTCAGGGAGCTCAATCAGCTGGTGTCCTTGCAGATTTGGGGTCATTGACTTCTCACACTAATGAAGTGTTCATGGGAGAAACTGTTCGGTCATTTCGAACTCTGCTCAAACGTTTTACGATGAGTGAGATAGTTTATTTGACTTTACCTAATGCCATTCCAGAGACAACTGGCGTGTCTCTTCAGCGATCTTCTTTTCCTATTGAGCCAGGTTTCACCTCTTTTTCCGATTTGTCAACAAACAGAGTAACAAGAACCGTTCAGGGCAAGGAATACGCTTATGGGTTCATGACACCGTTGAGATTTATTTCTTCCGGTTATGTAGGTTGGAGAGGAGCAGTTAGATGGAAAGTTTCAACCTCGGCATCTTGTTGTAATTCAACTCGAGGGCCTGTATCTGTTACTCGCTATTCTGGTTGCAATCCTGCTAACATTACTGAAATAGTTCCCGATAAGGCCACTAATGCTGGTTTACGTTCTTGGTATGTTGGTTTTGATGAGTCTTGCGCATTGCCTGAAGGTGGGCAAATCATCATGACAGGTGTTGAACCTATTGCCTCTTTTGAGGCACCATTTTATACCTCTCGTAGATTTTTGCATGCAAGATCTCTTACTCGCTTTGCTCCAGATGAGAATACGCAGTTCAAGCCCTGTTGGAAATACTCTTATGAGGTTATGGGAGAGTTCAACAATGGTTCAGTGTCTCACCAGCTGTATTGTGCGGCAGGTGAAGACTTCACTCTGGGCATGTTCGTTGGTGCACCTGTAGTGTATATGGAGTCCATCCCACCAACATAGTCATGTGTGACTTTAAAACACAAGTGTGAGCTGGCACAGTAACTAGCCAAATCTCGTGATGAGTATAATTCCAAGGACGACGTGAAAGCCCA